ATAGTCCTATTAGTTATGGTAATAATATAATTAATGTTTTATTAGATGAAAATTCAACAGTAGGTGAGGGCTGGAAATATATAAACGGTCAATGGCAAGAACCAGAAACTCCTTGACATTTCTGATTGTGAGGTTATACTTTTATCATGTTAAAAATCTACAAGTTATACCCTGAAGTAAAAACACCAAAGAAAGCAACTGCACAGGCTGCGTGCTTCGATTTACATGCTTATCTTGGTCAACCTCTCTATGAAGTAAAAGGTTATTGTGCAAATAATAGAGAATGTTCTGCGAGAATTACAGAATCAAAAGAAGAAAATAGATTCATTATGATTGATCCCGGTCAAAGACTTTTAGTTCCGACTGGGATTATTTTTGATATTCCTGTTGGTTATTCTGTGCGTATTCATGCTCGTTCTGGACTGTCTCTTAAGCAGGGACTGGTTATGGCAAACGCACAAGGTATTATTGATTCTGATTATGTTGAAGAATCTAGAATTATGTTGCATAATATCTCAAACGAGAAACTATATATTTACAACGGAGATCGTATAGCACAAGCAGAAATGGTTCGATGTGAATTATATGATATCCAAGAGACAGCAGATAAACCACAACAAAAAACAGATCGAAACGGCGGTTTCGGTTCAACTGGAGTTTCATTATGACAAAACAAGAATTATTAGAAAACCATAAGAAATTATGTGAAATTGCTAGGGCTCTTATGGAAAAGAAAAATGCAGATTATGCAGGTCGATCTGGCACAGAACCCTTTGCTAATTTTACAAGAGTAGAAGCAATGGGCATATGCTCAACCGAAAGAGGAATGCTAGTACGGATTACAGATAAAATGAGTCGCCTTTCTTCATTTCTTGAATCCGGCAAGTTAGAGGTTGCAAATGAGTCTTTTGAGGATACAATAGTCGATGTAATCAATTACATGATTCTATTACATTCATACCTCAAAGATAAAAATAATGCCTGATTTCTATACAAGTGCAATAATTCGTGGCGATAATATTTTATATCGCGGCTATAAAGACGGTAAGCGAACCTCTGCTCGTGTTCCGTTTCGTCCCAAGATCTATCTGCTTTCTCAAAATAGAGACGCTGAATGGAAGACTTTAGACGGAAGAGCGGTTGAAGAATTTTATGCTGGAACTATAAGAGAAACTAAAGAATTTATTGAAAGTCATTCTGATATCTCTAATTTTGAAGTATTTGGAAATACAGATTTTCAATACCAATATTTAGCAGAAGAGTTTCCAAATGAAGTGGATTATAATCTATCTTTACTTCAAATATGTTATCTAGATATCGAAACGGAATGTGAAGATGGCTTTCCTTCTATTGAAGAGGCAGATCAAAAAATTAATTTAATCACATTTAGAGTTCCATCTAAGAAGGAAAATGGAAAATTTGTTACTTATAGTTTTTGTGTTCACAATAAAGAAAATGTATTAACAAAAATTTCAAATGAACATGTTGTATTTCAATTCAATCATGAATTTGAAATGCTCGAACAATTTGTTCAATCTTGGCAACACGTTATGCCAGATATTATCACTGGATGGAATGTGCAATTGTTTGATATTCCTTATCTCGTAAACAGAATTAATAGAATTTTGGGGGATAAAGCTGCCAATAAATTATCTCCTTGGGAAGTTATTAGAGATAAAAAAGTGTTTATTAAAAATAGTAATAAAGAACATATTTCTTATGATATTTTAGGCATTGCAACATTAGATTATCTAGATTTGTATAAAAAATTTACATTTGTAAATAGAGAATCATATAGTCTAAATCATATCTGTTCAGTTGAACTCGGAGAAGAAAAAGCAAAATTTGATGGATTTAATAGTCTTCAAGATCTTTATAAAAAAGACTTTCAAAAGTTTTTACAATATAATTATAAAGATGTTCATCTGGTTGTCAATTTAGAAACAAAATTACGGCTTATGGAACTTGCTATTGCTTTGGCATATTCAGCAAAAGTAAATTTTTCTGATGTATTTTCTCAAGTTAGAACTTGGGATACTATTATATTTAACTATCTAAATGAAAAGAAAATAGTAGTTCCTCAAAAGAAACCCGGGGATAAAAAGAATCAATTTGAAGGTGCATATGTAAAAGAACCAAAGGTTGGAATGTATGACTGGATTGTATCTTTTGACTTAAACAGCCTATATCCACATTTAATTATGCAATATAACATCTCACCAGAGATGAAATATCCAGATAAAACCAAAAAAACTATTGTACCCATTGAGCATATAATTGATCCGGATACAGATGAAGCAAAAATTCAGTTTATACAACTAAAGGATCAGCAAGAATTTGCTAGACCACTGAATCTGTCTGTTGCTGCCAATGGTACATTTTTCTATAAAAGCAGACAAGGATTTTTATCTGCGTTGATGGAAAAAATGTATGAAGAAAGAAGACTTTATAAAGAAAAGATGATTGACTGTAAGAGAAAGTTAAAAGATGCTTCTTTAAATCTTTCTGCTGAAGATAAATTGAAATTAGAGTATGATATTTCTAAGTATCATAACTTTCAACTTGTAAGAAAAATTCAACTGAATTCTGCTTTCGGTGCTATAGGCAATGAATATTTTCGCTACTTTGATATAGATTTAGCAGAGGCAATTACTTTATCTGGTCAATTATCTATCAAGTGGATAGAAAATAAAATTAACAAGTTTTTAAACAAAAAACTTGAAACTAATGGTATAGACTATGTTATTGCATCTGATACCGATTCTCTATACATTTGTTTAGATGTTCTTGTAAAAAAATATTTCAAAGACACAACCAATACAGAAAAAGTTGTTAAATTTATTGCTAAAGTTTCAGATGAAATATTACAACCGTTTATTGATTCGTCGTTTGATGAATTATCAAAAACTATGAATTCTTATGCTCAAAAAATGAGCATGAAGAGAGAATCTATTGCTAATCGTGGCATATGGGTAGGTAAAAAAAGATATATGTTGAATGTTTTGATGGGAGAAGATGGTATTCTATTAAAAGAACCAGAACTAAAAATTATGGGAGTGGAGACAGTAAAATCATCAACTCCTCAAATTTCTAGAAAAGCATTAAAACATGCAACACATATTATCATGAATAGCGATGTAAAAGAACTTAGAAAATATGTAAAAGAATTTAAACAGGATTATAAATCTTTTTCAGCAGAAGAAATTGCTTTTCCACGAAGTTGTAATAATATAACAAAGTGGGTAGATGAACGAACTATATTTAAAAAAGCAACACCAATTGCAGTCAAAGGTTCACTCTTATATAATAATCATTTAAAACAAAATAAATTAAGTAAAAAATATCCACAGATAAAAGATGGCGATAAAGTAAAATATGTTTATTTAAAAAAACCAAATCCATTGGGAGAACATGTTATATCTTTTCCGCAAACTTTACCATCTGAATTTGAATTACATGATTATATTGATTATGATGCTCAATATGAAAAATCTTTCTTAGATCCATTAAAATTAATACTAGATACTATACAGTGGAAACTTGTGAAAGAGTTAACTCTTTTTGATGAGGTTTAAAATGAATATTTTAGATTATGTTAAAGTTTATGATAATGCATTACCACCAGAGTTTTGTTCGGGATTAATAGATTTATTTGAAAAAAATGAAGATAAACAGGAAAGGTATGACAATAATGGCTTTCCTAATTTTACACAATTAAACCTGACAAAGCATTTTGGTAATACTCAAATGCATAATTCTTTAGTACAACGTGCTCTTTATTTTAAAAACATGTATGTAAAAGAAACAAATGCAAGACTATTTCCCACCAAACATGGTTGGGAAGAAATTAGAATGAAACGTTATAAGAATGATGGAAATGACAGATTTGATGAGCACATTGATGCGGCAGATCTAAACTCCTCAAAAAGATTTTTAGTTATGTTTTGGTATTTAAACGATGTGAATGAAGGAGGAGAAACAGTATTCACCGATCCTATGAACATTTCTGTTCAAGCAAAAACAGGAAGAGTTTTAATGTTTCCTCCAATGTGGATGTATCCACATGCAGGCATTGCACCTAAAAGTAATCCAAAATATATAATCGGAAGTTATTTACACTATGCATAAGGAGATAATATGAGTTTTCTAAACGATTTAATTAAAAGTTCTGGTAATGAGTTTGCAAGTATTGTGGATGATGGTTTAGAGGGGGCAGATATCAATGGATTTATTGATACCGGAAGTTATTCCTTGAATGCTCTTTTATCTGGCAGCATTTATGGTGGTCTTCCAGACAATAAAATTGTTTGCTTTGCTGGAGAGGCTGCTACAGGTAAAACGTATTTTACAATTGGTATTGTTAGCAAATTTTTAGACAGTAATCCAGAGGGAGTTGTTTTATATTTTGATTCTGAGCAAGCAGTAACATCTGATATGTTTAGAAGCCGAGGCGTCGATCCTAAGAGAGTTGCCGTATTTCCAGTTGCAACAATTGAAGAGTTTCGTCAACAGGCAATTACTATTGTAGATAAGGTTTTAGAAAAACCAGAAACAGATAGAAAGCCCATGATGATTGTTCTAGATTCTCTAGGTATGTTATCGACTACAAAGGAAATGGCCGATACTGCCGAAGGCAAAGGAACAAGAGATATGACTCGTGCTCAGGTTATCAAGAGCACCTTTAGAGTTCTTACAATCAAACTTGGCAAAGCAAAGATTCCTCTGATTATGACAAATCACACATATGATGTTGTTGGTTCATATGTTCCTATGAAAGATATGAGTGGTGGTGCAGGTCTCAAGTATGCCGCATCTATTATTGTGTATCTATCAAAGAAGAAAGATAAGGATTCAGATGGTGGTGTTATTGGTAATATTATCACTACAAAATTATTCAAGAGCAGATTAACAAAAGAAAATAGTGCAGTCGAAGTTCAATTAAACTACGACAAAGGTCTGAATAAGTACTACGGAATGGTTGACATTGCTTTAAACTGTGGTATATTCAAGAAGGTATCAACGAAGATAGAATTACCGGATGGTAAGACTGTATTTGAAAAGCATCTTCTTGAAGATCCAGAGAAGTACTTCACGAAAGAAGTGATGATTGCCTTGGAGGCAGCTGTCGGTAAGCAATTCAAGTATGGTCAACCATCAGCCGAAGGAAATGAATGAGTATAGAGAAATTAGTTCTAGAAAATCTTCTGTACAATGAAAGTTATGCTAGGAGAGTTCTTCCTTTCTTGAAGGAAGAATACTTTGGTGATCTTTCACAGAAGCAAGTGTATAATCTAATTCATGGATTCTACAATGACTATAACAAACCTCCAACCAGAGAGGTTCTTGATTTGTCAATTAATGGCTCAACCATCCTTAATCAAAAGCAAGTAGAAGACTGTACTTCTTTAGTAAATGTATTATCTTTCGAAAACAAGCAAGACGAGCAATGGCTTGTTGATGAAACAGAAAAGTTTTGTAAAGATAAGGCAATCTATAATGCTATTCTAGAATCTATTCATATCATAGAAGGAAAAAACAAAGCAAAGACTACAGATGCCCTTCCTTCTATTTTGTCAGATGCTCTTGGTGTATCTTTTGATACAAAGATTGGTCACGATTATATCAAAGATGCAGAACTCCGTTATGAATTCTATCATAAGCCAGAACAAAAGATTTCTTTTGATCTAGATTATTTTAACAAAATTACAAATAACGGAGTGTCTAACAAAACACTTAATGTTGTTATTGCAGGAACTGGTGTTGGTAAATCGTTATTTTTATGCCATCATGCTGCAAACTGTCTTGTACAGAACAAGAATGTTCTTTATATTACTTGCGAGATGGCAGAGGAACGGATTGCAGAACGCATCGATGCCAATATCATGGATATTACATTAGATGAGTTAAAGACTCTCCCCAAAGACATCTACGCCAAAAAACTATTCAATGCAACAAGAGGAGTAAAGGGTAAACTAATTATTAAAGAATATCCTACTTCCACAGCAAATGCTAACCACATGCGTCATTTGTTAGATGAACTTTATCTCAAGAAGAAGTTCAAACCAGACATCGTATTTATTGACTATTTGAATATTTGCGCGTCAAGTCGCTTTAAGCAGGCTGTAGTTAATTCTTATACTTATGTTAAAGCGGTTGCAGAAGAACTTCGGGGTCTTGCTGTAGAAAAAGATGTTCCTATCTTTACAGCGACACAAACAAATCGACAAGGATTTTCTAATACCGATCTTTCTCTGGAAGACACCTCCGAATCGTTCGGACTTCCACAGACAGCAGACTTTATGTTTGCTTTAATTAGCACTGAAGAACTAGAAAAACGAAGTCAAATTCTAGTAAAGCAATTAAAGAACAGATATAAAGATGTATTTACTAATCGTAAGTTTCTCGTTGGCATATCCAGGGCCAAGATGAAACTATCTAATCTGGATGAACAGGTTGCACAAGAAGGTTTAATTGGGGTTGGGTTTGAGGATGAAATTACTCAAACAGAAAAACTCAAATTTACAGTCAAAGGCAAAGCCACTAAAGAAAAGGTTGACAAATGGCAATTCGAATGAAAACTGCTACAACTGAGTCAGAGATGGGTTATCGTTCTTTTTATAAGCAAGTTCAATTTATCGGTGATAATGATAATAGAACTTTAGAAGAGCGTATAAAGTCATTACCAAACATTCGTGAAGAAGATCTATACGAATGGAAGAACTGGGCAGATCACAATGTGCTTGATCGCTGATAAAAAATTCTTAAATCTTGTATCACCTATGCTGGATAGATTTGCTTGGAAAAAATCTAATTTGGCAAATTGTAGGTGTCCATATTGTGGCGATTCACAAAAGCATAAAAGAAAAGCAAGAGGTTACTTTTATGTAAAAAATAATGACATGTTTTTTAGATGTCATAATTGTGGTGTAGGCACAACAATGTATAAGTTCTTAGAAAACCTATCACCAAATCTAGCAAAGGAATATGCTTTAGAAAGATGGAAAAAAGGAGAAAACGGTCATTCAAATTATAAAAAACCAGAACTTAATTTACAATTTGAAAAACCTAAAAAACAAAATAAAACAATTTTGTCTGAACTCCAAAGTATAGATTCGTTGAATAATGATCATCCATGTGTTCAATTTGTTTCACAAAGAAAAATTCCAAAAGACAAATGGTGTAACTTATATTACACTGAAAATTTTTGTAAACTGATCGACAAACACGGTAAAGAGTCTTGTGGTGAAAAGTTTAAGTCAGATGAGAGACTAGTTCTTCCAATTTTTAATGAGCAAAAAGAATTAATAGCATTGCAAGGTAGAACTATTCATAAAAATAATTCTGTTAGATATTTAACTCTTAAATTAATTGATTCTTTGGATACCTCTTGGTTTGGTATTGAGCAAATAAATTATACAAACCATGTCTATATTGTAGAGGGGCCGATTGATTCTCTATTTTTGCCTAACAGTATTGCTATGATAGGATTAAATACAGATAAAAAAGTTCCAGAATCTATTAAAAATTTTACATATGTTCTTGATAATGAACCAAGAAATAAAGAAGTTTTAAATTATTATGAATCTGTTATAAAAGATGGTCATTCTGTTGTGATATGGCCCGATAATATCAAGAAAAAGGACATAAATGATATGATTATTGATAATATTCATGTCTCTGAAATCCTAAATATCATAAACAACAACACCTTTCAAAACATGGAAGCCAAAATGAGGTTTATTAAATGGAAGAAAATTTAAATAACGATGAAGAACATGGTGGCGATGAAGAATATTATTTTTCATCAAAAAACCCTTTAACAAAATATTGCTTTGCTTTCATGGAATACATAAAAAATGTAGAACCAGAGATATATGAAAAAGCAGTAGAATATGCCTCAGATTTATCTGGTATAACTATTACTGATTTTGATATTGAAGAAATGGAAGATGATACTATAGAAATAGAAGATGAAAATGATTTAGAGGACATATTCGAAGAGGAAGATGATTTTTATGATGAAGACAATGAACGAGATTGAAAAAGTAAATGTACTTGATAAGGGGTTTGTACAACACGTTTCTCATATGGGAGACGATCTAACCGTAGTAAATGCGGCGAGAGTGTCTTTCAATAAGGAAAGCGAAGAGTTTGGTGATAGAGATGAAAAGTTAATTCGATATCTCGCAAAACATAAGCACTGGACACCATTTGCTCACCCACAGATCACTTTAAGAATTAAAGCACCAATTTTTGTGCGAACACAATTATTTAAGCACAAGGTTGGGTTTACAGAAAATGAAATTTCACGCAGATATGTAACATTTGAGCCAGAAATTTATAATCCAATGTGGAGATCTGCCCCGACTAATGGTGCAAAACAAGGCAGTGGTGATTTTATTTCCGATGAAGCAACGAATAATCGTTTAGACTTTTTATATGGAGTAGTTACCGAGAATATAGAAGTTTATAAAAAACTATTAGAGATGGGTGTAGCACCAGAACAAGCAAGAGCAGTTCTACCACAAGGAACATATACAGAATGGTGGTGGACAGGAAGCCTATCTGCTTATGCTCGTGTATACGCTCAAAGGATAGATACACATGCACAATGGGAAGTTCAACAATATGCAAAGGGAATTGGCGAGATTATAGAAAAATTATATCCAATTTCTTGGAAAGTATTAACTTCAAATGATTAATTTTAAAGATTTTGATAATACAAAAAAACCAACAACTTCATCGTTTGAAGTCAATGGCACATTTGAATTATTAAAACCTATTGGCCCATATACAAATGGTGATAAATTAAAATTTTTAGGATATTCTTCTAAAAAACAACCAGACATTACTTTTAAATTTTCTGGTATTGGTGAATGCTATTTTGCCGATTCAAAAGGAAAAGTTGTATTATTTGAAGGAAATAGCAATAAGTTAAAAGAAATATTTACACACATTTCTTTCAAACAATCAGAGCCACAAAAACAAATATTAATTGAAAAAATAAAAGATCCACCAATTCAAACTAAAACAGTTTTAATAGAAGGCCCACAGGGACCAAAGGGCGATCAAGGCGAACGCGGAGAACGCGGCACAATTGGTCCTATTGGTCCACAGGGGCCAAGAGGTGATCGCGGAGAAACTGGTTGGACTGGGTGGCCTGGGGATAAAGGAGAACCGGGAAGAGACGGTAAAGATGGCGAAAAGGGAGAAAAGGGCGACAAAGGAGACAAAGGTGATACAGGAGAAAAAGGTGACCAAGGTCCACAAGGAGAACAGGGTGTCCAAGGTATTCAGGGCATTCAGGGGATACCGGGTATCAAGGGTGATACGGGAGAGCGAGGGGAGCGTGGAGATCAAGGTATCCAAGGAGAAAAAGGAGACACGGGGGATAAAGGCGATAAGGGCGATAAAGGCGATATTGGCTTACCCGGCGTCCGTGGTGAAAAGGGTGAACGAGGAGAGAAGGGTGAAAAAGGAGATACAGGAGATCGTGGAGAACGAGGTGAGAAGGGCGATAAAGGAGAGACCGGAGACTCGGGATTATTATCTGTATCTTACCCCTTGGCATATGAAACTGTAGATAAACATTTATCATTTGATACAAAATTTCTTGAAGAAGTAAATAAAAAGATTTCATCTGAAATTTCAAAGGTATCTTATGCTTCTGGTGGTGGTGGGAATGTGGATATATATGTAAATGGAACAAAAGCAGTTAAAAATGTTCGTTTAATTAATTTTAAGGGAGAAGGTGTAACAATAACACCAGATGGTACTAAAGTTACAGTTGATATTCCATCTTCTTCAGGCGAACAGCCACAAGAGACACCTGCTGCTTATGTTACAAATATAGACTTAGTTGATGGTAATTTAATAGTATACAAATCAAACGGTTCACAATTAGATATTGGTGACGTTTTAGATGCAGATGGTGGAACATTCTAAGATATATACAAGACACTTTGCTTGACAAAAAAATTATTACTATTACAATAAGGTAAAGAGGAGAAAATTAAATATGCACTTACCAACTTCGTATCAAGAGTTTATTCATCTTTCACGTTATTCTCGTTGGCTTGAAGATAAAGGCCGCAGAGAATCTTGGGAAGAAACAGTAGATCGCTATTTCAATCATTTTGATAAGCATCTTAAAGAAAATACGATGTGTACTAAGTTGGATAAAGCAACTAGAGAAGAACTACGTCAAGCAGTTCTAAATCTTGAGATTATGCCTTCCATGCGTGCTCTTATGACAGCAGGAGAAGCACTTGAGCGCGATAATACTGCAGGATATAATTGCTCATATGTTGCAGTAAATCGTGTTCGTGCTTTTGATGAAATTTTATATATTTTAATGTGTGGAACCGGTGTAGGGTTCTCCGTAGAAAGGCACTATGTTGATAAACTACCTACAATTGCTGAAGAATTTACTGATTCGGATACTACAATCGTTGTTCAAGACAGCAAGGCTGGTTGGGCTAAAGCTTACAAGGAACTTGTCTCCTTACTCATTGGTGGTCAAATTCCAAGATGGGACTTATCT